ACAATGAACACACGACGGCGCCGCTGGGGCACTCCGAACCACTGAGAGTCAAGAATGCGGTAGGCGAACCCATACCCCAGGCTTGCCAGGTCCCTGAGTACGGCAAGCCAATCCCGTCCGTTGTTGACGGACAAAATTCCGGGGACGTTTTCTCCAAGAAACCACTGGGGACGCTGCTCGGCAAGAATGCGGGCGACTTCGTGCCACAGTCCGCTTCGTTCGTCAGCCATTCCAGAACGCCGTCCAGCCACGCTGTTTCCTTGGCAGGGCCACCCGGCTGTGAGGACATCGGGTCGCAATCCAGGTCCGCAAACAGTGGCAACGTCTTCATATGTCCGCTCTCCGGGGAAGTGCTTCTGTCCGACGCGATTGCATTTCGGATCCAGTTCTGCGGCGTACAGTTGCGCCAAGCCGCACCGGCGCAGACCTTCATCGATTCCGCGAATACCCGCAAACAAGGACCCAAAGGTAAGCATATGGCTCATATCCCGTCAGTGATCGAGGCGTCGTAGCTCGCCCATATCGACACCTGATCCTCGGCCTCCGAAAGATCACTCGTGGTACACACCACGATCGTTTCGCGATTACGCTTGTCACCTCCACCGGCACACAACGAGCAATGTCCATGAGTGCAGCAGGCACGAGTGACGGTGTATTTCCGGTCGCGTTCCATTAGCCCTGTCCTCGTGGAGACTTGCGACGATCTAATTCCGGCATGCTGGAAGCGGGCAGCCAGTCAATATGGACGTGACCGCCTAGTTTTTTGATCATCAGCAGAACCCGGACGGCACTGGGCATGCTGAGTCCTTTGTGAAACCCCCGAACAGTGTCCCATTTGCACCCGATATGTGCCGCAAGAGTATAATCACCAATGCCAAGCTCCTTTTGACGGTAAAAGATCTCGCTCATGAGCTTGTTCCAAATTTCACCTTCCTCTTTAGCTATGTCCTCCTTCAGCCTCTGCTTTCGTGCCTTCTGGGCAGCGCGCCGCTCCGCGAGCTGTTCTGTTGTTAGTGGGATCCTGGGCATAACACATCCTTTCTGAGACCAGTTAACGTCCGTGTGAATATACCCAGTAACCGGGAGACTGTCCATGATCAATGACAGAGAGAAACGTAGTGGCCTGATTAACACACGGCGTCCAGACTTCAAAAAGGCCAAAGCGTTTATGCGGTATGTCAGTGGCTTCAGTGAGTTTGAAAGGCAGTTGCGAAGACGAGGGAAGTGGGTGGATTTTGTAAATTCGGTGGCGAAGCATGTGGACGGTGATTACGTGGACATCCATCTCTTCAAGAAGGTGATGAATGACTACGGGTACAATTATGAGACGATGAGCACGAAGTCGGACCCCACTCGATACCCAGAGGGCTTTGAATTCAAAGATCAACTGGGGGAGATGCCCGCGATGCCGCCCAGTATCCGCTTCGTGTGGTTCAACTTGCAGAATGTCCCGGTGGAGTACATACAGGACAAATCGGGATCCTACGACAGGTACAAGAACCTCTTTCTCGTCCATCCATGGGACGCGCCGGACTGGGGATGCTTCAATATGCTGCTGTTTTATGCGAGGAACCAGAGAGAATTCTACAAAGCAATGATGGCAAGTATGATCTACGCACCACTCGCCATATCACTCAAAAACGCCCCGGCCAACGAGTACCATCAGCTGGTCTCGGCGGAAGAGAAGTCTCGAGACCGCGAGATCAAGGGACTGAAAAGCAAAGGGCAAATGGCCGAAATCGCGTTGCGGGGTGCGGAAGGGGGCGTCACAGGGACGTTTGAAGTTCTGGAGCAGGCACTCAAGGATGACGAGGCAAGGCATGAGCGAACTCTTTCCAATAAAGCTGGTAGAAGAACTTCCATTCTATGGCGAGATCCCCCACTCACCGGGACTACGAGCAGAGCATCGACGGAAGATGGTGGAACGAGGGAACAAGAGTGATGTCGTAGCACGGGAGGAGTGGGAGAAGTGTTCGCAGGACCCACTCTATTACGTCAATACATATGGCTGGACGTACAACCCGAGACTAACGGACTCCAACCCGATCGTACCGTTTAACACCTATCGGGCCTTTCAAGATCAAATGCTGGTCGACATCTTGTCCCACATTTCCTCAAAGAAAGACCTCATGATGCTGAAGTCCCGTGACATGGGGGTGTCGTGGGTATGTGTGGTCGCACTGGAGTGGTTATGGCACTTCAGCAGCAAGCAACTCAGCTTTTTGATGGGATCTAGCAAAGAGTCGCTGGTGGATGACCCAGGAAACCCCAAGGCACTATTTGTCAAGATCGATCAGTTTCATCAGTGGCAGCCCGAGTGGCTCTTGCCGGGAACTCGCAAGAATATCACCAAAGAAAGGATGAAAGACCCCAACCGGTCGTTCTTGAAGCTGATCAACTCCGAGACAGGGTCTATCATCAATGGCGAATCCACCAATGTGAACTTCGGCCGCGGCGACCGACGCACAGCGATTTTTTTTGATGAATTTGCCACAGTGGAGCATGGGGGCCGAATAGAGTCGGGAATTACCGCTACGACCGATTGCAAACTGATCAACAGCACCCCGATCGGCATGGGGAATCATTTCGCAAAACTGTGGCACGATCCAAAAAGGAGCATCACCAAGAAGAAATACCACTGGACGATGCACCCGGAAAAGAACTGGGGCATGTATAAGGCCAGTATGTCGGAGGGACGGATTAAGGTAGAGCTACTATCGGATCCCGTACCGCCAGACGACTACGAGTACATACCAGACGGTAGAACGCGCAGCCCGTGGTATGATGAGGAATGCACGCGGGACACGCCGCGAGGCATCGCGCAGGAACAAGACTGCGACTTTTCCGGGTCGGGTGGTCAGTTTTTCGATCCCAAGATCATCTCGGATCACATGCCGGCGACACGACCCCCAGTGTACATGGGGGAGTTTGTATATGAGACGCGGGTGCCGTACTTTCAGAGCAACACCCGCGGTCGCCTGAGAATGTGGTGCCCGTTAGATAAGTCGCGGAAAGACATGCCGCCCCGCAGTACCTACGGGATCGGAGTGGATGTGGCGGCCGGAACCGGGGGATCCCTGGCCTCAAATTCCGTACTATGTGTGATGGATTTGCTGTTGGGAGAGCAGGTGGCAGAGTTCGCGACCCCAGACATGCTCCCCATGCAACTGGCAGAGTATGCAATGGAGCTGGGTATATGGTTTAGAGACGGCAGCAAGCCGGCCACTATGATCTGGGAGCACCAGGGGCCAGGGGGACAGTTTGGGCGTGTGCTGATCGAGTCGGGATATCGTAGCATGTACGAGCGGACGCCGAAGCGAGACCCTAACAAACGACCGAATATCTGGCGGGAAAAAAAACCTGGGTTCCACACCAACAGGGAGAGCAAGCGGCAGCTGCTGAGCGAGTTTCAGCGCGGAATATCGCAGGGGTTGATTACAATAAAAAGCGACCTCTGCCTGAATGAGATGTGCGATTATGTCGACCGTGGCGGAAAGATATTTCACACCGCGAGCGATGGCAAGATCGCAGACCCCTCGGGCGCGGGCGAGAACCATGGCGATCGTGTTATTGCGGCCGCCTTAGTTTCTTTGCTTGCTATGGAAAGGAATAATGGAGACCATAAGCGTGATGCCGGTGGCAAAAGGGTTTCATCGTTGAACCCCCCACACGGAAGTCCAGCTTGGCTGAGAAGACAGGTGACTCAGCAAGGGGACAGGGATTCATGGTAGAAAGAAGGTGATCCGAATGAAAAAGGCCACTACAAAGGACAAGTCTGCAAAGATGGTGAAGGCGAAATGCAAGAGCGTCCGCAAAGCATCTGGCAGCCACACCAAGATGGACAGGAGTTCGCCTAAGAAGGCGGGCGTGGGAAGCGGACAGAGTCTGGCGCACATGCTCCGTTAAAGGAAGGTACGTGCTATGAGGATGCGGCGGTACAACCCGAATGATGCATCAGACCGTAAGAAGCTCTTTACGTCCATAGAGCAGTCGAGTGCGGACCTGCGAGAATTCCGCAGCACTCGGATGACCCATTTGGAGATGTTTGTCGGTCACAACTACGGGAAGAACCTCCGCAAACGCACGTACCTGAACCTGCTCTACGAAGCAGTGACCGTGTATTCACGCCACTTAGCTGCGCGAAACCCGACATGTCTCGTCGTCACTCCCCAGGCACATTTACGGGGAGTGGCGAAGGACATGCAAGCTGCCCTGAACCATCAGATGAGGGAGATTAATTTCGGGCAAACCCTGCAATTGGTGGTCCTGGAAGCGATGTTTTCCATGGGTGTGGCAAAGATGGGAGTCACGCCGGAAGAACGGGAGGGTGTGAAGGGGTATCTACACGATGCGAACCAGACATTTGTGGATCCAGTGAGCTTTGACAAGTTCTTCTACGACAGCTCGTCAGAGTCCTTGGAGTCGGCCGATTACATGGGGGACGTGTATCAACTGCCCACCGATTACATCCAGAGGAGCAGGATGTTCAATCGGAAATCACGCCATATGGCGAAGTCAGCACAAAAGGACGGGCAGTTTCCGCAAGGACAAGGGCGATCAGGTCAACTCAGTGGGTCGCAGTCGCGTACCAAAGAGTCACTTAAAAAGCGGACGTGGCTGTATGACGTGTGGTTGCCGGCCGAGAATTTGCTCGTGACCTTACTCAAAGACCAGCCAGCGGCACCACCCTTGCGGGTAGTTGAGTGGGAAGGGCCAGAAAGGGGTCCGTATCACACGCTCGGTTTCACGAAAGTACCCGGCAATATTCAGCCGCTTCCACCAGCAGTTCTGTGGAGTGATTTGCATGAACTGACGAATTCCCTGCTGCGAAAGCTAGCCAACCAGGCACGCAGGCAAAAGACGATAACACTGACGAGTGATGAAGAGGATGCGGAGTCGATCAATAGAACGGACGACGGAAACGCAGTGGATGTGGACAACTTTGACAGCGTTATGGAGAGGACATTTGGGGGCGTCAGCGGCAACAACTTGAACTTCATGCAAGGATGCCGAGAGCTCTTCAGCCGCAGCGCGGGTAATCTTGAGATACTGGGCGGGTATGGGGCGGATAGTGAAACACTAGGCCAGGACCGCCTGCTAAACGCCAACGCGAACGAACGTGTGCGGGACATGCAAGATGAAGTGGTCCTGTTCATTCAGAGAGTGGTGCAGGAGATGGCGTGGTACTTATGGGATGACCCACTGGTGTCCATACCCATTACTAGAACCGTTGGAAACGAAGAAATCCATGATGTGTGGACACCGGCATCCCGCGAGGGGGACTTTTTCGATTACAACTTCTCGATAGAGCCCCATAGCCTCCGCAGCATGAGCCCCCAAGAGCGGTTGCTCCAGCTGCGCGGTGCCATGGGGAACTTCATCATGCCAGCGATGGAGTCACTCGCCCAGCAGGGGTATGGCTTAGACGCCAACGAGTACATCTCGGTCGTCGCGGAACTCTCTGGTATCCACGAACTGAAGAGAATCATCACGCCTCTGGACGGGGATGTGCAGGAGCGCCCCGGCAACCCACATACGGGTGATCATGTGTACACGAGGGTGGATTCGGGACCCCCCCGACAACCGCAGACGGATCCCGCTGGACAAGCGTTCTCAAGTGTCACGGACACCACGCAAAACACATAGTCAGGAGCCGATTTGTAACACGTTACAAATTCTCAGGAGGAGAAGTTATGCCGAGGAAAACTCGTAGGTTTGTATGGATTGAGGGCGTGGAGGTCGAGATTACGAACCCGAAAAAGATCAGCAAACGGCACCGTCAGTGGTGCAAGGAACGAGGCGTGAAGATAGCGGGAACCGGTCCCACACGCCGTCATAGCACATGGCCGCAGGTGAGTGATAGCGTGGGGGTCAACCCGATACAGCGGAAGAGTGCGATGAAGCATGCCAGCGACATAGGAATACCGACAGAGTTCAACCGCAAGGGTCAAGCAGTATTTACCGGTAAACAGCACAGGAAGGCATACTGCGAAGAAACCAAGTTCTTCGACCGTAACGGTGGATACTCGGACCCGCAGAAGCACAACCGCGATCCGCACCCCGATGCGTGAGGGCTGTCGGCGGCATGAATCTATGGCATCAGCGTCGGGCGCTCGGGCGTCGTCGGTACACTCGCATGTTACAGCGAACGTACCTAGAGAACGTCATCCCGACGTGTAAGAAGTCGCTGCAGGACAGGATTCACCGCTGGATGAACGCCTCGCCCAAGAAATACGGTTCGTCGTTGTACCGGATATGGAAGGTAGACTGCCGGGACTTTGAGGATGTCAGTACGTGTCTTCGGCTACTTGAAGAAGGATATCAGCAGGTGCTGTCGAAAATAGATGACCGCTGGAAGGTAACCCCAGACTTCAGTACGCATTGGCGGGAGAACGGGGCCGTGTGTGTCATTAGGACTGTGCGGAAACCCGCGCAGATTGTTTTTAGGATCGTTACTAGTTACAATTCGGAGGACTGACATGCCTGAAGAAACCACAGACCAAGTCGTGGAGGATCAGGTGGCAGACCAGCCTCAAGTGGAAGAGGCTCTGCCCACAGACGACATCCACTCGTCTATGTCCAGCGAGACAGAGTCCGCTGGCACAGGACTTGATGATGAATTGCGAGAATACGCAATTCAGAGCAACCTTGGTGAAGACGCATTAAGTAAATACAACATTACTGATGATGCGTCGATGTATCAGTATGACATGCGCGAATTGCAAATGGCGATGGAAGCGCATGAGCAGCAGGTGCAGCAGCAAGCCCAGCAAGCCCAACAAGCCCAACAAGCCCAGCAAGCCCAACAAGCCCAGCCTCAATACTGGAGGTTCGAGCCGTTCGAGCAAGCCTTGGATCCCGATGAGTTTGGCCCCGAGTTGACGGAGCATATGAATGCCATTAACTCGCACTACCAAAATCAGCTCAATGGTCTCCAGGGTCAGTTGGAGATGTATCATCAGCAGTTTGATCGCATCTACGGCTATCTGAACGAGCAGTACTCGCAACAGCAGCATCAGGCTGAGGTGGAAGCGATGGCGACCTTTGACGCCGCTATCGAATCACTTGGTCCGGCATGGGAGGAAGTGTTTGGCGTGGGTCCGACGAATAGCCTTCCGCCGGGTCCGCACTTAACGAACCGGGAGTTGGTGATGCCTCCATATGCCCAGGCGTACGGGGGGATGAACACAGGCCGCACCCTGTCGCCCAACCGTGCTGTCAACTTGGCAGCGGGAACAATTTTTCCAGAAGCACATAAAAAATTTGCTACCCAGCAAGTTACCAATAGCGTAAGGAAGCGACAGTCGCAGGCAATCAGTCGTCCGAGTCGTCGTCGCAACGTCAGTGGGACGCCTAAAGAGCGAGCCACGCAGACGGTGAAGGCGATTCTCGACGCGGTTAGCGAGCGTGAGGACACATAATACGCTGGGTCCATGATAAGGATGGACTAGCATGGCCGTTTTAGAAGCGAAGGACATTCTGGATGTCCTAAATGGTGCCCTAGCAGATCTTGGACGCGGAAAGTTCGAGGATATCAGTCAGGACACGCAGCGTCTTGAGGTGTTCAGCAAGTGGTTCAAGGAGGATCGCGTCGAGGTTCAGAGCGGCAATCAGATCCAGCGGAACCTGCTGAATAACAGAGACAACGAGGCGTCTCACCCTGGTGTCTTGGACCCAGACAGTGCGAACATTCCGAATGTGTTGGTGCAGTTGCAGGTTCCGTGGCGTCACTATCGCACTAAATGGGCGGTAGAGTATCGCACCGATTTGCTGATGAACAGTGAACCGGCGCAGATTGTCGACACGGTTCAGTTGCATCGAACCTCCGCGTTGATTGATCTTGCGGAGGAACTGGAGTCGAAGGCGTGGGCGAGCCCGAGTTCGTCCAACAAGACGGATCCGTACGGTATCCCGTACTGGGTGGTTCGTGACACGAGCACTGGATTCAATGGTGGCGCTCCGACCGGTCATACCACGGTGGGCGGCATTGATTTGACCACGTCTCCCAACTTCAAGAACTACACCGCACAGTACACGAACGTGACGAAGCAGGACGCGATCAGTCTGATGCGAGATGCGCATCGTTCGATCGACTTCCGAAGTCCCGTCAGCATCCCGCAGTACCGTGATGAGGTAGCGAATCCGTACCGAATCTACGTGAATTTGGATACGGTCAACGCCATGGAAGCGGTTGGCGAAGGTCAAAACGAGAATTTGGGTCGCGATATCGCACCCTACGACGAGACGATTTCGTTCCGTCGTCACCCGATCATGTGGATCCCCAAGCTGGATTCGGACACGAATGATCCGATCTACATGATCAATACTCGCACCTTCCATCCGGTCGTGTTGCGTGGAGATCACTTGCGGGAAACGGAGCCTCGGCAGTCACCCAACCAAGTGAATGTCTACGAGAGCTACGTGTTTGGTAGCTACAACTACATCTGCACGAATCGTCGTCGAAACGCTTTGATCGCGAAGTAAGAGAACAGTGAAGGGTAGGGGCGAGCGAGACCGCAACGCTCGCCCCAACCTCGCTGAAGTCCCATTGCAGGAAGCGAGAAGTTGGCCTTCCGGGGGGAAGGTGCCCACAGCGCCACGTTGGCGTTGAAAAGAAACAGCCTCAAGGGGGGCTTTGAGGTAAAGCACAAGGAAGCTGAACCATGACTAATTTCAACTTCGGCACAACTGGTCAATCCGGCCATGCCGACACGTCCCGCGGCCCCAGCAACGCGATCTGGGGTAACGCCGAGATCGGCAAGCTGTTCGATCCGCGTTTTGGCGTGTCGTTTTTTGACGATTTCACCAACTTCAGCAACGTGATTGCGGAGTCGTCGAACGCCGCGACGTATGGCAGCGACAGTGGCGTGTGGACTTCTCGGGAAGACAACTCGTGTACGCCAGCGGGTTTGGCGACGGCACACACCGGTGTCTGTCAATTGTTGTTGGATGGTACGGACAACAACGAGATTTACCTGCAGCGTGGTGACGCCACGAGTGTCCATGCAATGATCACTGACACTGCCGGCAGTGAATATCTCATGGCTTGGGAAGCTCGTGTCAACGTGTCAAGCATTGCGGATACGACTGTAAAGTGGTTCGCGGGCTTGGCGGAAGAGGGGAGTGCCGCGGCGAACTTCATCGGTGACGGTGGTGCCCTAACGAATATGGCAGACAAGGACTACATCGGGTTCTTTGTCGCGGAAGCGGACGGTGACGCGCTCACCGTGGCGTACAACAAGGCTGGCGCAACGGACCAAACAGTGC